ATAAAGGAAATCGAGGATATGCTGGCCGCCGCGTTCGACGCCTTCCTGGTGCGCCTTGCGCGCTGGCCAGAGGCGCACATCATTGACGCTGACGAGGGCAGCGAGTGAATTATCCGGTCGCCTTCAACCGCATCGATGCCGCCGACCTGGCCGGGATCAACGGCTGGGCGCAGGCGGCGCTGGATAGCATGCTGGCGCGCGTCTTTGCCGAGCTGCAGCCGCCACAACCGATGTCGATCATCGTCTGGGCGGAGACGCATCGCATCCTGTCGCGCGAGGAAGCCAACGATTACGCCGGGCCGTATGACCTGGATAACACACCGGCCCTGCGCGGCATCCTGGCGGAATGCGACACCAAGCGCAACCGCCGCGTTGCCGTGCAGAAGGCCGCCCAGCAGGGCTACACTGCCGGCGTGGTGTGCAACGTCCTCGGCTACCATGTGCATTGGGAGCCGTGCGTGCAGGTCGTCATGTTCCCGCGGGAGAAATCAGCCAAGGATTTCGATGCCGAGAAGTTCTCGCCGATGGTGCGCGCGACGCCGGTGCTCAACAAGTGCATACGTCTGAAGTCCCGCACCGACGGCAACAGCACCACGCGCAAGCACTATGCCGGCGGCCTGGCCAAGTTCGTCGCCTCGAATTCGCCCAGCGATGTCAAATCGACCAGTGCAAAAATCCGCATCGTCGAAGAGCCGGACGACACCAACAAGGATGTCAAAGGGCAGGGCAATGCCATCAGTCTGCTGCGCGAACGCGGAAAGACAATCCGAAACTCATTCGAGCTGATTGGAGGCACGCCCACGGCCAAGGGCGCCAGCGAGATCGAGAAGGAGATGCGCACCACCGATCAGCGCCGCTTCATGGTGCCGTGCCACCACTGCGGCGAGCGGCACGAGGTTGAGTGGGCGCATGTCGTCATTCCCGGCCAGAACCTCTCCGCCGACGAGCTGGCCGCCGACGACATCGATGCTCGGTACCCGAACCGCGAAGTCTATGGCCGCGCCCGGCACGAGGAGGCCTACTACGTCTGCCCGCACTGCGGCGGACTGTGGAGCGACGATGAGCGCATCGCCAACATACGTGCCGCCGCACGAGTGGCGCCGTTCTATGGCTGGGAGCCGACCGCCGACAGTCCCGATCCGGGCTATTTCTGCAACGAGCTGCAGAGCGTGTTCGACGGTTCGCGTGTCCCGATCCTCGCCGAGAAATACCTGCGTGCGCTGCACCTGATGGACCAGGGAGACCCGACCGAGATGGTCGCCTTCTGGAATTCGACGCGAGGAATGTGTTGGGAATACAAGGGCGAACTCCCGGAAGAGGACGAGCTGCGCACCCGTGCCGAATCCTACGCCGAATGGACCACCCCTGCAGGCGGCCTGATCGCCCTGCTCACCGTCGACGTGCAGCACGACCGTCTGGCCGTCACCTGCTGGGTCGTCGGGCGTGGCGAGGAGATGTGGCTGGCGCACTGGGGTGAAATCTACGGGCAGACCGTGGTCAGCCATGCCGGCGCCTGGATCGAGCTGGAGCAGCTCCTCGGCAAGCAGGTCCGCAGCAGCACTGGCGGCGCGCTGTTGATCGCCGCCGTCGGCATCGACTGCTCGGACGGGCAGACCAGCGAAGCCGCGTACAGCTTCGTGCGCAAGCATAACCGCCGCGATCGCCAGGTGCTCGCCCTCAAGGGCGCGGCTGATGACACCGGCCGCGTCGAAATCTGGACGCCGCCCAAGCCCATTGACCCCAACCACCGCGCCACCAAGGCCAGCCGCTACGGCGTGCAGATCCACATCGTCGGCACCGCCAAGGCCAAAGACCTGATTCTCGGCTGGAGCACCGAAGGTGGCCGCGTTCGCCTGTCCGGCAACGGTCCCGGCCGAATGCACTGGTATGAGAGTGTTCGTGCCGACTTTTACGAGCAAATCCTCTCAGAAATCAAGATTCCAGGCCGAATCAACCCCAGAATCCGCACTTGGAAAGCCCGCACCGACCGCCGCAACGAGGCGCTCGACTGCACGGTTTACGCCGTCTATCTCTCGCGCCACCTGCGCCTGCACCTGCGCCGGCCAGGGCAGTGGGATCAAGACGAAATGCGTCTGCGCCAGGGCGTGCTGATCGAGGCGGACCAGCCCGCGCCAGAAACCAGCCCGCCGCCTGCAGAAATTGCCGCAGTCATCCAGGAAGTAAAGCCGGTCGAAAGCCTCCCGCCCACGCCGATCAAATTGCCTCCCCCTGTACGACCTCAGCAGACCCGTCGAGGCATCCACCGAAGGGCGGGGTAATGCCCTCCTTCAACGACTTGCTTGACCTCGCGCGAAAAGTCGCCGAGTACCACGGCCTCGACGTGCCGGAACAGTTCTACGCCGACCTCTCCGACCGCTCGCGCGAATCCTGGCCGGGCGAGCGCATCTACCTGATGCCGAAAAACAGCCGCCGAGATCCCGCGCGCGGCGAGGCGATCACCTCCGCCATCAAGCGCCTGCCGACGGGCATTGTGTCGGAGCGTCTCGGCGTCTCCCGGCAGTTGATTTCTTACTACCAGAAAAAAAGCAAAAACCCGGACGGCTAATTTGACAGCGCATCGCCATGATGCGCTGCATGACCTACAGCGTCCCGACCACCGAACCGACCGAACTGCGCGCGGGCGATACCTGGCAATGGCGCCGTGACGATCTTGCCGACACACCGGCCCCCGCCTGGGTGCTCACCTACTACTTCCGCAACGCCACCGCCTATTTCGACGTCGTCGCCGCGGCCGACGGCGCCAATCACGCCGTCACCGTTGCCAAGGCGACCACAGCATCAAAAGTAGCCGGCATCTATGACTGGATCGCGGTGGCCACCAGCGCCACCGAACGGCGCGAAGTCGCACGCGGCCGCACCACGATCCTGCCTGACTATGCTGCTGCCGCCGTGCTCGACACGCGCAGCTATGCGCGCAAGATGCTCGACACCGTCGAAGCCGCCCTCCTGGGCCGTGCCACCAAAGACCAGCTCGACGTCATCGAATCGACGCTGGCCGACCGTGGTCTCAAGCGCACGCCGGAAACGATGATCGCACTGCGCTCGCAACTGACCAGCGAAGTCAAGCGCGAAGAAAACGCCGAAGCCCTGCGCCTGGGCCGCCCGAGCAAAACCCGACTAATGGTGAGGTTCGGCAATGCTTGAAAACCTCAAACGCCTGTTTCAGCGCCGCCCGGCCAAGCCCGGTTTGAGCCAGCAGCGCATGTTCGCCGCCGCCCGCCCGTCGCGCCTTAACGAAGGCTGGTCGACGATGACCACCAGCGCCGACATGGAGTCGGTCTCCAGCCTCACCGCCCTGCGCAACCGCTCGCGCGCCCTGATCCGCGACAACCCGCACGCCAAGCGCGCGCAGACGGTCGTCGCCGACAACGTCATCGGCATGGGCATCGGCATGCAGGGCTCGCTGCAGAACAACCGCGGCCGCCTGGTCACCGACGCCAACGACGCCATTGAGCACGCCTGGGACGACTGGTGCGACGCCGACGCCTGCCACATCGGCGGCACGCTGCACTTCGCCGACCTGGAGCGCCTGCTGCTGTGCGAAGTCTTCGCCGCCGGCGACGTATTCATCCGGATCCATCGCAGCGGCCGCGGCGCCGTGCCGCTGTCGCTCGAAGTGATCGAGGCCGAACGCCTGGCCGACGAGTGGGAAGCCCCCAGCTTCAACGGCAACCTGGTGCGCCAGGGCGTCGAGTGCGACGCCTACAACCGCCCTGTGGCCTACTGGATGCACGAATACCATCCCGGCGATCCGCGCCGGCCGATGGTGCAGGATCGAATCATCCGCGTCCTGGCCGAAGACATCATCCACCTGCGCACGCTCGACCGCTGGCCGCAAGTGCGCGGTGTGCCATGGATGCACGCCGCCATGAAGCGGCTCTACCAGCTTGGCGAATTTGAAGACGCCGCCGTCGTCGCCGCCCGCATCGGCGCCGAAAAGGTGATGATCCTCAAAGAGACCGAAGACGGCCGCTTCGCCGAATCCGCCGGCGAGCAGAGCAACGACGGCACGCTCACCTGGCATTCCGGCAAAGGGCAGGTCGACATCCTGCCGGCCGGTACCGACATCGCGCCGTGGTCGCCGAACTACCCCGACGCCAACTTCGACCCCTTCGTGCGTGCCGCCCTGCGCGACATCGCCGCCGCCTTCGGCATGAGCTACGAATCCTTGTCGCGCGACTATTCGCAGAGCAACTACAGCAGCTCGCGCATGGGCCTGCTCGACGACCGCGACGGCTGGCGGGTGCTGCAGCAGTGGTACATCCGCGCCTTCCGTGCTCGCCTGCATAAAATCTGGCTGGAGGCTGCCGTCCTCTCGCGCACCATCGCCCCGATCGGCGTCGCCGACTACGTGGCCCGTCCCGCCTTCTTCCAGGCCGTCACCTGGAAGCCGCGCGGCTGGTCGTGGGTCGATCCGACCAAGGAAGTCGCTGCCTACAAAGAAGCCGAGAAAGCCGGCTACATCACCAAGTCCGACGTCATCGCCCAGACCGGCGCCGGGCGCGACATCGAGGACGTCATCCGCGAACGTCGCCGCGAGCTGGACATGCTTGACGAGGCCGACATCGTCACCGACACCGACCCCTCCAGCAGCGGGTTTTCCACAGCGCCAGGCGCTCCAGCACCCGCCGCCGACCCACAGGCCGACCCACAGGCCGATCCCCAGGCCGAGCAGCAAGCCGAGCAGCCACCCCCACAGCGCCTCTACGCATTCAAAAGGGACTACCGATGACCACCGAACTGAAACTGCCGCGCCTGGTGCGCGATCTCGCCGCCACGCTGATCGAAGCGCGCGTCACCGAAGCCGGCGCCATCAGCCTGAGCTTTGCCGCCAGCAGCGAGTCGCCGGTCGAACGCTACTTCGGCACCGAAATCCTCAGCCACCAGCCGGGCGCCGTACGCATGGAGCGCATCGACGGCAAAGCCGCGCCGCTGCTCTTCAATCATGACTGGAACGACCCGATCGGCATGATCGATTCCGGCCGGCTCGAAGGCGGCCGGCTGATTGTCGACGCACACCTGTTCGACACCGCCAGGGCCAAAGAAGTCAACGCCATGATCGAAGGCGGCCTGCGCAACGTTTCCATCGGCTACGAAATCAACACGCTCGAAGAAAACACCAAAGCGAAATCCTACACGGCTGTGGACTGGGTTCCGCAGGAAGTCTCGATTGTCACCGTGCCCGCCGACCCCTCGGTCGGCATCGGCCGCGAGCAAGAAAATTTTACCAAGCCGGTGCAAATCATTCGCACCACTCCCCCCCCGGCGGCCCCCGCCATTGTCTTGAAAGGACAAACCATGTCGCAAGCAGAAAACGCCCCGGCGGGCGATCCCGCCGCTTCCCGCGCTCCCGACTCCGCTGCCCAGGAGCGACTGCGCATCAAAACCCTGACCGACCTCGGCCGCCAGCACCGCGTCGACGACGTCACCGTGCGCTCCTGGATTGACGACGAAGCCGTCACCGTCGACGATGCCGCGCGTCGCGTGCTCGACATCATGGTCGCGCGCGGCGGCGACAAGGGCTACAACCCCTCCGAAATCGGAATGAGCAAGAAGGAAGCCAACAGCTACAGCACCTTCAAGGCCATCCGCTCGATCCTCAACAAAGACTGGAGCAAGGCCGGCCTCGAACTCGAAGCGCACAAAGCCATCCAGCAGCGCCTGGGCGGCAACCCGCTCAACGAGCAGACCTTCTACGTGCCGATCGAAGTGCAGAGCGCCAAGCGTCACCGCGAAGTGCGCGACATGACCAGCGCCGGTACCAGCGGCTCGAACTACCTGGTCTCCACGGATAACATTAGCTTCATCGAACTGCTGCGCAATCGCTCGGTTTGCATGCGCATGGGCGCCACCCGCCTCGGCGGCCTGCAGGGCAACGTTACCATCCCGCGCGAAACAGCCGCCACCAGCACCTACTGGCTGACCAACGAAGCGACGGCCATCACCGAAGGCCAGCCGACCATCGGCCAGCTTTCGCTGACGCCAAAGCACGTCGGCGCCTATACCGAAATCAGCCGCCTGCTGGCGTTGCAATCCTCGCCCGATGCCGAATCGCTGGTGATGAACGACCTGGCCAAAGCCATCGGCCTCGCCGCCGACCTCGCCGGCCTCGCCGGTTCGGGAGCGAGCGGTCAACCGACCGGCATCATCGGCACCGCCGGCGTCGGCTCGGTAACGGGTACTACCATAGCCTATGCCGGGATGCTCGAATTCCAGACCGACGTCGGCAACGCGCTGTCCGAGTCCTGCGGCTATGTGGCGACGCCCATCGTCGCCGCGCTGCTCATGCAGCGGGTTAAGTTCACCAGCACCGCCAGCCCGCTGTGGGACGGCAACCTGCTCAATGCCAACGTTTGCGGATTCCCAGGAATGTCGAGCAGCCAGGTGCCAACCGGCGACATCATCTTCGGCGACTGGTCGCAGTTGGTGATGGCCGAATGGGGCAGCCTGGCCATCGAAGTCAACCCGTATGCCAATTTCCAGGCCGGCCTGGTCGGCGTCCGCGCGCTCTACGCCATGGACATCGGCCTGCGCGTACCAGGCGCCTTCTCGGTCGCCACCTCAGTGACCTAAGCCAGGGAGGCTCGCATGAAGTACAAAGTACTGCGAGCCTTCCTCCTCGGCGGAATACGCCAGGAGGTCGGCAGCGAGGTCGAGCTAACATCCCGCGATCTGATCGGCGGCCTGAAAACCAATGGCAAGATCGAGGCGGTGGAGCCGAGCGAAGAGCCCAAGCCGGGACCAATGACCACCGAAACGGTCGGTGGCCTGGTCGGTGGCGCCAAACAAGCCAAAGTGAAAGACTGACATGACTATCCAACTCGTTGTAGCCCTGCGCATTGCCGGCGCAGTTCAGGCCGCCGGCACGCAGGTCACCTTGTCCGAGGCGCTCGAAGCCGACCTGATTTATCAGGGGAAGGCGACGCGAGTTGGTGCTGCGCCTGATCAAAGCGGGCTGGGTGTGGCGGTCTCGGCGAATACCAATCCCCTCACCGGGGGGGTTCGTTTTTCCGCGTCTGGAAAATCATTCCCTGTTAATGGATTGCGGACTACGCCAGTAAGGGTAGCCACCTTTGGCGATTCAACTGCAGCCGCGGGAAACATGCAGAACACGCCGACGGCTACATCTGTCGATTCGACAAAGGTAATATCATCGACGTGGCAGTCTGGAACAAAATCATTTAATCAGTCGTTAAATCGCTATGCGCTGAGTCTGTATTATCCGCAAGCGTACTTGGTGGCTATTGGCGCGATTGCGGGTCAAGCTACAACTGCGATGGTTGCGAGGGATACGGCTGCCTACACTGCCGATCGCTTCGCTGTTACTGATGTCATAAACCTTGCACCTCATGTCGTGTTGCTGCGTGCCGGATCAATCAATGATTTACTGACAATCTCGGCTGGAACCGCTGCCGCTGCGATTGCAACCGCTTATGCAAACCATGTTCTATTGATTAACAGATTCCTGTCTGCCGGTATTTTTGTGATAGACGAAGGAATATGGGGATTTACTAACGGCTCGGCAAATACGGCAACCGATCAAGCTGTTACAAGGGCATCGTTGGTCACTTTGAATCAGATGTTTGCTGCGTATGCAGCGACGCTAACAGGACAGATGGAGTTCCTGGACCCGACAAATTTACTTTGCGATTCAACCGGCGCATACCTGTCAGGCGTATCGACAGACGGCACGCACACTAACGCATATGGGCAGATGCAGCTTGGAAAAGCAGAAGCATTGGTGCTTTCTCGTCAGTTCGGACAATCTTCCGGTGAGCGGTATCCCGGTAACAACATCATCACCAATGCGCTGATGGCAAATGCATCGTCCGGCACGGCAACTGGATTTACTGTTGCAGCGACTGTTGCATCTGTCGGAAATAAGCAAATCCAAGTTATTGACGGCAAAGTATTCCAGACCGGAGACTGGACGATGGCTGCTGGGTCTAATGTTTGTGTGATAAACATGCCGTTTGATCCTTCCGCCATGGCTATTACGTCAGGGCAGATTTTTGGATTTGAATTTGATGTCTATATCAAAGGGTTGAATGGCTACATTCCGAATCTAGCTTCGTCCTCTGTTTATGGTCAAGTTCGATTTGATGACAACATAGGGTCTGGAGCGATTTACGTTAATCGTCTAAGTGCAACGGATTATGGAAGCATAAACGACGGAATTATTGGCCATGTGGCTATCCCACCAATAAAGGTCGATGACATATCAGCAAACCTTTTAACGTCCTCCAGATTTCAAGTGCAAGTGAATATTCCGGCCGGCGATTCTGGAAATGTTTTGAGGATTGGTGTAGCAAACCCGCGCATTGTTTTGCTTGGTGCGGCAGTGACGACAATCTAATCCCCTCTGCACAAAGAT